CAAACCTTCAGGCGGCGTGCTTCCTGTAGAATCGCGCCGGCAGCCTGAATTCGACTGTTTTGGTTCTCAGTAAGACCAGCTCGGGGAGCCAAACACCGCTATTGTGAACCGTGTCGAATCCGGCACGGTTCACAAGCATCTCAGGCCGGTATTCAACTCTGATATCCCGGTCATCCAGCACGATATCTTTGACGAAACCAGTGAAGAAGGCCCTGAGCTTGACCGGGTCGCGGCTGCTCAGCACGACGTCGCGCAGCATGTCGGCGGCCTGGGCGATTTCACTTTCGTCGATGCCGACCGCCGGATACACCTCGTCCTCGATATCGACCAGTTTCATCTCAAGCCCGTCACGCTGACTTTTCAGGGCGCGCATGCGCTCGGTCAGGTCGGCCAGGTTGGGGGCGTCTTTGCCGTGCAGCTCAAGGATCCCGTACAGGTTGTGCAGGCGCTTCTCGGTGTCGCGCAGATCGGCGGCGATGGCGTCGCGGCGGCGGGCGCGGTCTTTGACCCATTCCCCGGTGAGCTGGTGTAGCTCGCGCACGAATTCGACCAGACGATCCTTGGTCATGATGCGGTCCATGATCTCGGCCACCATCCATTCGTCGAAGTCGCCGGCGGGGATGCGACGATGGCTGCAGCCGGTGCCTTTCTGGGCCGATACGCAGTTGTAGTAGCTGTACCGCCCGCCGTTGCCGCTGGCGCTCTCGGTGGACATCGCGGCACCGCACGAGCAGCGCAGCATCCCCGTGAAGACAAACCGGCTTTTTGCCGAGCCATTCCCCTCAACAGGGGAGCGCTCTCCGAATAAATCCTGTGCTCGCATGAAAATCTCCTCTTTCACCAGCGGTTCATGGCTGGGCGTGACAATCCACTCGGACCGAGGCCTCTCCTTGTTGGTGGCCGAGTTCACTCTGTTGAACACGACGTATCCAGCATAGACCCAGTTTTTCAGCACGCACGCCACGGTGGTTTTCCCCCACCGCTTGCCGCGATGCGTGCGCCCTTCATCGTTCAACAGCATGGCGATCGCGCGACACCCGAGCCCCCTGATATAGAGGTCGAACATCTCGCGCACCGTTGCGGACTCGTCCGGATTCGGCTCCAGACGCTTGCGCTTGCCGGCGGGCACGGACCGGTACCCGAAGGGCAGGCGCCCGCCATTCCAGAAGCCGTCCCGCGCGTTCTTCATCATCGACCGCAGTGTGTCGGCCGACACCTGCCGGCTGTAGTGCTCGTCGAAAATCTCCAGCATGGATTCCATCATCCAGCCCGAGTCGGTTTCGTTGTCCAGGTCGACGCTGACATAGACCACGCGACACCCCGTCCGCTTCAGCTCCTTTTTGTAGAGCGCGGCGTCCAACTTGTTGCGGGCAAAGCGCGACGTGGACCAGCAGATGAAGTAGTCCACCTGATGGATCCGGCAATACGTCACAGCATCCCGGAACGCCGGCCGCTCATCGGTCCGCCCGGATATGCCGTCATCCCGGAAAACCTTCAGCACATCGGCGTCCAGCGACTCAGCCTTGCGATGCCCGCCCTCGATCTGGCTTTCGATCGGCAACCCGTCGTCCGCCTGTTTGACCGTGCTGACCCTGCCGTAGATGACGGCTGTTTTTCGGCTCATCACGCGATCCTATTTCTTGTTCGCCAGGTTGAATATGTGACGCTCGCTGATCTCCTCACCCAGCTGGCGCTTGAGCATGTCGCGGATCGTCGCGCACGGCACCTTCAGCGCCGCCAGCGTCTCGATGTACCGGTTTCGCTGGAACCGCAGGTACGACCGATACGGCCGCAGGTGCGCCTGCACCATGTTGTCCTCATGCAGCGACTCGTCGGCGTCCAGGATTCTCCACATCGCCAGGAAGGCGTCGACGCCGATCGCCTCGGCCACCTGCAGCCAGGTGCGCGGAATACCCATGGCGATCAACTCATCCAAGCGCGGGTCGCGTTTTTTTTCCGCGCCGCCAGCTGGCGGCCGAATTTTGAAAAAACCGCATATATCCAGGTACCCACCCCCCCCCGGCTGGGGGGCGGTTTCGGCCTGCCGACCCCCCACCCCCTGCGGCAGGGCACCACCCCCCCGGGCAGTCTGGTCAGTTCCGCTCGCTGAATTGCGCTTTTCATCACGTCCGCCCATCACTACCCCCTTATTCCGCCGTTGTCGAATGTCGCTTTCTGGCATATCCCGTAATTCATAGTTGTGGGAGGCTGGATGATTTAGCCCGATTTTCCGACGAATTATCGTCACCCCCACGACCGCAGCACTCCACCCAGTAACCACGCCATTCCCCTCTATGTATATCCACCACCACAGCCACACCGACGGGGGATTGCGCCACGCTGCAAAGACGGACAGACGCGGCGCGCACCGCCTCATCCACCTTTCTTCGCATCGAGCCGCTTGAGCAGATCGCCAACAGGGGTTCGCATCTTGGCCAGCGGGTTGTGTTTGTCGTTCTCCCTGGTCAGCTTTCGCAGGGCCATCGAGGTGTAGATCGCAGTGCTCTTAGGATCGGCATGGCCCATCAGCCGCTGCCTGACCAGCAGATCAACCTCACCCTCGGCCAGCTCGGTACCGTACAAGTGCCTCATCGCATGCGGGTGGATCTGGTCTTCCGGGATGCCGACACGCTGGCCGTACTTCTTCACCATCTCCAGCACCGCGCGGCGGTTGAGGCGGCGGGCCTCCCCGGAGTAGTCGCAGGCCGGCACAGTCCTGTTCCGCACCGACACAAACAGCACCTTGTCGCCATTGGGGAGCCTGCGGTCGATCCCCCTCAACTCTTCGTGAGCCAGGTACATGCGCAGCATCAGATCGGCGTCCCTTGGAATGGACAGCTTTCGCGCCTTGTCGCCTTTCTCCGTCACCCGCAGCAGCAGGCGCGCCTCCCCGTCTGCCTCGTCCTCGATGAGGTTGCTCTCATTCAGGTCGACCAGGCCCGACACACGCAAGCCGCAGCCGATCAGCAGCAGCAGCATCGCGCTATCCCGCACCCCCTCGAACGTCGACACATCCGGCGACCATATCAAGCGCTCCGCGTTTTTCAGCGTCATCACGCGCTGCAACGTCCGCCCGATCTTCGGGTAAGGCAAGCTGGCTGCCGGGCTGGCCGGCATCTGGCGGGTGGACGAAAGCCACTTGTAAAACTCCTTCACTGCGACGATGTGCGGGTGGCGGCTGGACGGCGACAACCCCATCTTGTGCAGATGAGGGCCAGAGAACGCCAGCAGATCATCCTGAGTGGCATCGAGCAGACCGCGCGCACCCATGAACTCCACCAGGCGGGTGAGCGCCAGGCGATACACCTGGGCCGTCCGCGCAGACCGCCCCCCGTTCACCTGCTTGAAGGTCAGGAATGAGTCAATCAGGGGCATGTCATCCATAGGAATCCTTAATCAATAGCCGCAACATGGCGGGAACAAAACTCCTCGATCGCTTCCACGTCGAAAGGCAGTAAATGCGCGACCCGTTTGCCGTCTATTGTTCGCTCATGCTCCCCGCTCAACACCATCCCATGGCGGCGAAGCGACAACGCGAAACCACGGGGGGTGAACATTCTGGATGTCACCTGGCGCGTGCTTGGATGGTGCGCGCACAAGGCATGCACGTCAGCAGACCGAGCTAGAATGCAGAGCCTGTCCTGCACCACGCACTCTTTGTGATGGGCCAGATCAAGGCGAAGACGCAGGAATGTTTTAAGCATTCGCCCCAACGCCTCCTTCTCAGACATTCGAGACGACTCATCAAACTCGATGACCGGCTCGGGCTCACCCGCCTTCATCGCCGCCTTCCGGATGCAGGCCATCAGGAAGGCCTGCACATCCCTGTTGGCCTCGACCTTGTGCATCTCGACCAGGCGATCCATGCAGCTTTTGAATGCGCTGTTGGACGTAGGTTTTTTCATGGCTGTTCTCCCTTGATAACTTTCAACTCATCCAGGGCGGCGTCGACCTCGCCCTGGATCGGGCCGAGAAGACAATACAAATCCTCCTGCTCGACCGGATCGCCAGTCGGCGAAAGCATGGTCATCAGGGCATTCAGTGCGTGTGAAGCAGTGGAAAGGCGCGCGCGCGCCTCGGTGATTGGGGTTTGAGCAGCCATGGTCGGCCTCCTACAGGTTTCGTGAATATTCGCCCCTGTTGAGGGGGCGGCCAGGTACTTCAACACCGCCTGTAGACGGCCCTGAGCCTTAGCCCTTGCGGACTCTTTTTCGGCTTTCGCGCTACCCGGCCATAGACAAACTATGGGCGTAAAAAAACCACGACTTTCGGGCGCGGAGGAGGCCGCTACAGGCGGTGTGTTGAGCACCGTGCAAGCAGTATCAGCCCGCGCCATCACCATGTCAACCAGCCGCATACCTGGCACAAACGCCCGCAACACCCCATCGATCAAAACGCTCATCTCCCGGGCGAAATAACCCAGAAGCCGCGCCCACTAACGATTTCAGTCTTTTTTTGCGTCATATATTAGTACCCCCTAATGCTGGCTCAGATTTTGGAGGCGCATTTCCAGTCCGTGGAAGCCTTTGCTCAATTTTATAGCAAACCAAAAACCGTAAGCCATTGTTTCATTTAAATAATTGCCTCTTTTTTCATCCACGGAATCGGCTTTTTTATATACACATGTTTTTTAGTCAAGTATTTAACCCGTGGACACACCCGTGGAAGCCGGGGGCTTTTTGCCTCAATGTCCGGCTTCTCTTCTCTTTTCTTCTTTCTTTTAATAATCAAAGAGAAGAGAGTAAACAGGGGTGGAAAACAACATAGTGTTGTAAAAAAACCCGTGGAACCCAAAGATGGACACGTGGAAAAACGACACAAATCCGTGGACATGTCTTTCTTAGAGAATCAATGACTTAGCAAAAAACAGGGCCGAAAAGGTGCCTAAAAAACAGTCCACGACGCACTCCCCCGCCTTCCAGAATCGCAGTTCCCCGCGCAAAAAAATTTTTTGGGGGTGCGGGGGCGGGCGGCGAGACAGGCTCGCCAGCCCTGGCATGTGCCGGTCAGCCACCGTAGCCCTCCCGCTCGCCAACCGACGGCCCCGCATACAACCCATACAGCTCCAGCCGCTGCATATCGATCCCCACCATGTGGGCCTCGCGGCGGCCGCGGATGGTGCGTTCGAACTCCAGCGGCTTGCCGTCCAAATCTCTGGCCAGCACGTCGGCCTCGGCGATCTGGCGCTTGAAGATGCGGTCGCTCTTCACCGGCAGCGCGTTCCACTTGTCCCGCAGTGAATTCGTGTGGGCGATGTGGTCCATCACGTGGCTGGTGCGCACCATCAGCACGTCGTGGTCGGCGTCACCCACACGAAGCGTGTCCCAGGCGGAGGGGTGGCGGTAGTTGCCGGCGGAAATCTCCGACAACAGGATCTCCAGGATCCACACCCACGGCTCGCGGTCGGCCACGGTCTCGCTCACGTGCTCATTCATCACGCCCATCACGTCGGCCTCGAAGTCGCCCATGGCGTGGTCGGCGCCGGCGAACTCGCACAGCAGGCGCCAGGCGGTGACGATCGCCGCGTAGTTGCCCGCCATCCGCTTCGCGCCGTCGTCGTTGCGGGCGCGCGAATGCTCGCGGCAGTGGGCCAGCAGCTCGTTGTAGGTCTGCATCACCTGGGTCTTGGAAAGCGTGGTCAGAAACTCCAGCCACTGGCGCAGCGGAAACGCCGGCAGGTCGTCGGGCATCATCGGCCCCTTGTCCTTCAGCACCGTCTGCACCACCTTGCCCAGCAGGCTGCGCACCGGCACATCCTCGCCGGCCAGCAGCACCGGGGCGGAGAGCAGGTATTCCGTCATGTCCGAGCCGCGGCGGGAGAGCGTGTACTGGTAGTTCTCCTGCAGCATGCCCACCGCCTTGTCGATGATCTCCTGCTTGCGCGCCGACAGCTCCTCCCACCCCACCGGGTGCGAGGTGTGGCTGATCGACGTCAGCAGGCGGAACTCGGTCTGCAGGCTTTGGCCGGAGAACATCGTCATCGCGATCGTGCGTTCCAGCCGCTTCACCAGTGTGGATTTGCCCGCCCCCTTGCGCGCCTGCAGGATCATGTGGGGCCAAAAACCCAGAAAAACCTTGAGGTGCCCTCCCAGAGCCCAGACAAGGGCCAACAGGGCCGCGTTCTTTTTGAAGGTGTTCTGGTAAGCGCCGATGACTTTTAACGCATCCTGACGCGATCCAGAGGGGAAGGTCAGATTGTGGTACGGGCACTGTTTGTCCGGCTCGGTGAAATAGCAGTCCGGCCCCTCGTTCACCACCAGTTCGCCGTTGCGCCACGCCAGCCCCACGAAATTCACCGCGCTGCGCGCGCCCAGGTGCGCCGTCCGCTCCAGAATGTTCACCATCCGCAGAAAATTCGACTGGTCCCACACCGGGCCGAACCGCTTCCACTGGTCGATGTTGTGCAGCTTCTCGTCCTCGAGCACGCGGCGGATCAACTTCGGCCCATGCCGCGGCACCTGCACGCTCACCGCAAACATCACCGTCGGCTGCGCGTCCAGGTCGCCCGTCATCACACTGGTCGCCCCCGCGATCGACACCCGCGACACCGACGCCACCCGAAACCCGGCCAGATCCTTGGAGATCGGTGTCTCCGTCCCGGCCTCGTCGTCCTTCTTCATCTCCGTGATCAGCGTCGTGAAATCGTCCTTCACCCGAAACCGCCAGTAGCGCGCGAAATCGTGCCCCGGCAGATACAGCCGTGGCTTGCCCTTGCTGTCGCCCGTGCCCGGCATGCCGGGAATCAGCCACGGCTCCACCCGCTTTAGCGCCAGCTTCAGCTCATACGCGCCTTTTTCCTTCAGGAAATCGTTGACGTCGTTCACCTCCCACTCGCTCTGGTCCACGAACAGCGCCGAAATATTCAGCCCGATCAGCATCTCATGCAGCTGCCACGCCGCCTCCGGGCCCGGCCGGTGGCCCGCCTTCTGGTGGCCGTCTGGAAACGGCTCGTCGTTGTCCATGCACACCAGCACCCGCTTGCCCGCCAGCCAGCGCCAGTCGATCGCGCCCACATTCAGCCCGCGCACCGCAAACGCCCCCACCCCCGGAATCCCCGCCGTCTCCACCGACAGCGCATTGATCGGGCTTTCCACCACCACCACCGTGTGCGCCGCGCGCAGCCGCTTGATGTCGCTCGTCCAGCCGTAGCCGAACTTCTCCCCCTGCGTCTGCGTCTTCACCCCGCCATTCAGCGCCGGGTCCAGGTAGCGCATATCCACCGCCACCACGTGGCCCGGGTTCAGCGTGCGCACAATGAAGGCCGCCGCCGGCCCGCCGTGGCCAGGCTCGCCCGCCGGCGCCTTCGGGCTGCGCCAGTCGTTGAACCCCACGCTGCCCTTCTCCATCGCCCGCCTGGCCACCGCCTCCGAGATCCCGCGCCCGGTCAGATATTCCAGCGCCGGCAGCCGGTTCTCCAGGCAGCGGTCCGCGATGTATTCCACCGTCGACTTCGGCTTCGCCGGCTCGTTCGACACCGGCCGATCCATCGAAAACCCGTACAGCTCGTGCAGAAACTTCACCGCGTCGGCCACCTCGCCAAAGCCCTTCGTGTACATCACCAGGTCGATGCACGAGCCGCCTTCGTCGCCCGAGAAATCCTTCCACGCCTTGCCACCCTTGAAGATGGAAAGGCTCGGGCTCTTGTCGTCGTGGTGCGGCGAGTGGTAGTTCGCCTTCTCCCCGCCCTTGCCCCGCTTGATGCCCAGCTTCTCCGCCAGGTCGTGCAGGTCGATCTTCTGCTTCAGTTCGTCTATCGATGCCATCGGTTGGCCCAGGTTTGTGTTGTCCGTATCGGCTGTTACCGCCTTGCCCTGCTTGTAGTCGCCGGTGATCCGGGTTTGCTCATGCCGCCCCCGTGTGATTTGACGGGCAGGAACGGGTAGAGAGGACGGTCGTATCCGGGCAGCCGGCCCGGCAGAAAGGAGACCACCCCCGTTTTATCCGTCAGGCGCCGCGCCCTGATAAACCAGATCCGCCGTGCAGGCGAAACGCAGCCCGCTCCAGTGCATCAAACGCCATGCCAGGTGCGAACTCCGGTTGATGTTCACGAAATCGAGGCTCCAGCCGCTGGGCACCAGGTCAGCCACCCCCCGGATCAGCGCGCCATAGGGCTCCGCAGCAAAGTCGAACACGTGCGTCGCCCCAGGCTCGCGGCGCAGCACATCGTCCACCTCCTCCCACGGCACCGGGCAGCCGTCCACCAGCTGCGACAGATCACCGCGCACCAGGTACAGCGGCACCAGCAGCACGCAGCCATGCAGCGCCGCCACCACGTGGTTGTAGGCGCGGTACAGCCGCCCGTCGGCAGAAAACGCCGCCAGCTGCGCCGCCGCGATCGAGGGGAATTGATTCGGGTGGGCCATCATTCAAAAAGCCCCCCCTGACGGGTCACATACAGCCGGCGGCGTCCGCAGCGCACCAGCTCCACCACCTGCCCGGCGCACAGCGAATACAGCGCCCGGTAGACCGAGGAGCGGCCCACCTTCACCTCTTCCGCCAGATCGCGCGGACGGTAAAAGCAGCGCGGGCGCATGCCGGCGAAGACCCTCTGCTCGGCGCTCAAAACACGCTCCTGCACAACTCAAGCGCCTGCTCATCCGTAAACCCTTCGGCCTTGAGCGCATTGAACTTGGCACGGTGCAGCGTCGCCATCAAAGCCACGTGATCCATCAGAGCAGGGAGATTCTCGCGCAGGTGGCGCACAGCCTCGGCGGAGGCGTTCTTGGCCCCGCCCCCAGTCAAAACATGAATGTTGTCTTTTCCGCTCATCATTTCGCCCTGTGGCTGAGCACCCGCTGCCCGCCCTGCAGCAGCTGCACCGTCGTGGTCGTGCCCTTGAGCGGGTCATGCGTCACGCCCGGCCCGTCCGGAACCTTGTCCTCCAGCGCCATGAAGCCGGAGCCGTCGGTCTGCCCGCTCACCTTCATGTGCTCGACTTCCACCTTCGCGCTGTTGATGATCGTCTGCGCCACATCGGCCACCGCCTTGGCGCGCTCGATATCCATCGGGTTCTTGTCGTCGCGCAGGCTTTCCAGCGTGGCGAACAGATGCGTACGAAGGTCTTGGATGGTGTGACTCATGATTGGCTCCCCTTGGTCATGTCGTTGATCTTGCGGATGAGGACTGCCTTCGACCGGATCACCTGGCGCAAATCCTCCGGCAGGTTGTGCACGGTGTTGCGCGCCATCATTTCGCGGCGGCTCACGCACTCCAGGTTGTCGATGGCGATGTTTTCCTTGTTGCCATCCTTGAAGGCGACCGCGTGCCCAGCCGGCACCGGCCCATTGGCGGACTCCCACACGATGATATGGACCGCACGCCACCGCTTGTGCAGCGGCATGTCGTCATTCACCTTGCGCTGCAGATAGCCATCCACGCGGCGCTCGGTTCCGATCGGCTGGTAAACATCCAGGGCAATACCGCCACGGTGGCCCGGCTTGAAGCGTGTGGGGCCGCCAACATTGATGCCCTTTTTCCCCTTCGACCACGGCACGATCCCGGGCGCAAACCGCCCTTTGTTTGTCTGGCCTTCGGGTTTTTTCAGGGCGAGCTGGTGGGCGCGGTTTTTAACGGACGACTTCGATCGGTTCATCGCGATGCCGATCTCGCGCGCGCTGGCTTCCGTCTCATAAAGCCGCTTCAGCCGGGCGTCTTCCTCCGGTGTCCAGGCCTTCATGCCGCCACCCCACTGGTAATTTTCACCAGCTCCGCGCTGCTCTTCCGTGCATACCACGCAGGCGACCTATATCCGGAGCGCAGGCGCCAGCGGCGGGTTTTCTCGGAATTGCTGTACGGCTTGGGCTTCGGTTTGCTTTTTCCTGGACTCACGCTGTAGATCGGCGTCGGTGCACCGTTCACATTGCGCACCCAGCGCGACACGCGGATCTTGCCCAGCAGCAGAAGCGTCGTCAGGTAGCCGCCGCCGCTCAGCGTGTTGATTCCCACACACGCAGCCTCGGAAATCTCTTCCGTATCCATGTCGCCCTGCTCATCGAGGGCGCGCAATATCCGGCGCATGGCCGGCGTCATTCTCATGCCCTCACCCATCTTTCTGGTGCGAACCAGCCACGGCCTTCCTCGTAGTAAAAGCAGACCTCGCCCGACTCGCCCACGATGCGCGCCTTGGCGCTACCCATGAGCGCCAGCGTCTGGGCGGCATCCTTGACCAGATCGATGTCGCGCTCGTCAAAATTGAGCGCGTGCTTCCATGACCCTTTCGAATTGAAGTCGAGCCTCATGCCGCACCCCGCTTCTGCAGCTCGCGGTCGATATACCAGCGCGCCTTCTTCAAGTCCTCGATCGCGTCCGCCTTCAGGTCGGCGCGCCAGACATACTTCACCGCGTTGCCCAGGTTGAACCCCATGTGCTCCGTCACCTGGATGCACTCGATGCCGCTGGGGTGGCTGGTGTAGTGCTTCGGGTGATCGACGGGATCGTGGAACTCGACCGTCGCCCCCTGTTTTTCCTCTTTCATGGTTTCTCCCTTGTTCAGTGTTTGCCCGCCGCGCCGCGCACCAGGCGGCGCAGCCCGTCCAGCGACGAGCGCTTGCCCACCAGCACATTGCGCGGCGGCGTCTCGCGGTAGAGCAGGAACGCATCGGCCTTCTCCACCACGAACATCCCCGCCTCGCGGGCCTGCTTGCGTAGCGCCTGGATCAGCGCCACTTCGTCATGCGTGCGCAGATTCATGCCGTCTCCTCGATCGGATCCTTGCAAATCCGCACCCACACCCGCTCGACGACCTGCACCGCCCGCTCGCACGCAATCAGCGCCAGCGTCAGCAGGTCGTCGCGCATCGTCGGGTTGCCCACCGTGTCCGTCGCCATCCGCAGCAGGTCCGACGCCAGCGCGTCCCACTCGCCGTGGTTTTCGGAGGCGATGGCACGCTGCCAGCACGCCTCCGTTCCTTCTGGCAGGGCGATCGTCATGCCGGCACCGCCTTTCCTGTCCGCATCCAGCGGATCTCGATGCCGAAGCGGTTCGCCGTCCACAGCGTGAAATCCGGACAGCGCATCACTTCCACCCCGCCGAGCTGGTCGCACGCCTGGCAGTGCTCCACGATCACCCGCTGGTTGCGGCGGCGGTCCGCCTGCACCGTCACCACGGGAATGCCAAGCCGGTCCAGCACATCCACCGCAGCCACCAGCAGGCGGGCGGCGTCGTGCACATCGGCGTTGATCTCGCTCACCGCGTCGCCCAGGCGGCGCGGACGGCACAGCGCGGCGGCGTTCATGATTTCCTCCGGCGCTTTTCCAGCCCGTGGCGGTCGATGATCGTCTCGAAAATCCGGTTGCCTCCAATGAAGAAGGAGTGCGGCTCACGGTGCAGCTCGTGGCACAGGTGCAGCACGTTCATCAGGTGCGAGAAATGCAGGTCGTCGAAGTTGAACAGCCGCGACACGTCCGCCTGCACCCGGCTCCCGTTGTAGAGGCTCGCGAGGAATCGGGCGATCGACACCGCCGTGCTGTAGTCGGCATGCAGCGCAATGTCCACGCACCACTTCAGGCTTTCCAGGCAGCCTTCCAGCTTCTCGGTGCGGACCGCCTGACCGCGCTCCCACTCGTCGCTGTTCATGAAAGCGTGCAGCTTTTCCAGGTCGCGGCGGCGCACCTTCAGCGTCACCTCGCACTTCTGGTCCAGCATCGCCTCCAGTTCGGGCGAGGTATCCGCCTGCAGGGGGCTATCCTTCAGTTCGGCGGCGGCGTTCATGCCCCCGCCCTCCCCTCATACGCCCGCCGCAGGGCACGCTTGCGCAGCCGCGGCTGGCCATCCACCTCGCGCAGCCCGTCGTCCCTTTTTTCCTTGCTCATCCGGGTGTACACCCCGGTACTGGAGATCGAGGCGTGGCCCAGCGCGGCCTGCACCAGCCCGCGCGGATCGCTCGAAGTCGACCGCTCCATGATGTTCATCGCCCGGGTATGGCGCAGCCAGTGCGGGCTCACCTTCTCGCCCAGGTTGGCTGCCTTGGCCCAGTAGGCCACCCGTTGCTCGAATGCCCGCGCCGTCAGCCCGCCATGCTTGCGGCTCATCACCAGCGGCGCGGCCGGTACCGGCGCATGCCCCTGCTCGCGGCGCACCGCCAACAGGTCCAGCAGCGCGCGGCGCACCGGCGCCGTCACCAGGTAGCTGTGATCCCTGGGGGGATTCGGCATCCGGACTTTCCCGTCTTTAGCCACGCGCGGCTTCCGATTCCAGCCCTTGCGGTGCTCCTTCGGAACGAACAGGTGTCCCGTGCGCAGCGCCGCCTCCGCATCGCCCACAGCCATCGTCACCAGCTCATTCAGCCGCATGCCGGTGCTCTGCAGCAGCCGCACCCACGCCGAATCGCGCCGCGCCAGCAACCCCGAATGCTTGTTGATCGTCCGCAGCAGCTCTCCCTGCTGCGCCTCTGTCAGATACCGCTCCATCACGTTCATGACTCACTCCTCGTCCCGCGTTGCAAACCGCTGGCGAAGGGCACGGGACAGCCCAGTTCACCAGCAGGAAAAGACACCCCACCATCAGCAGATACGCAGCCAGCCAGCACAACAACGTGCCGCACGCCGTGCGCAGCGCCGCCTTCACCCCTGCGACTCCGGCACGGGGTGCGCCGCTTTCGGCACCGGCTTCAGAAACCGCGCCTCCAGCTCCTCGCGGAACGCCCAGAACAAGGGCTTGACGAAATTGACCTCCTGCCCCGGCTGCAGGTTGTGGGTAACGCCGGTGATGCCGCGCTTGGCCAGCGAAGCGGGAATGGGGCGGGCCGGACTAGTCATCGATCAGCCCCTCCAGGCGCGCCAGCGCCTCGCAGATCGCCGCCACGAACTGGTGCGCCTCCGCCCGCACCGCCGCATGCTCGGCGCGGGTGTAGCGGCGGTCGGCCATGCCATCGTTGATCGCGCGGTAGAAGTCGCCGCCCTCCGCGCCGACCGTATTGATCAGCTCAAGCAGGGCAGAATCGGAAACCTTGGAAAGATCGGGGAGCGGAAAGCACACCTCGCCAAGCGTCGCGGCAAAGGCATGCAGAATCCGGTGGTCGCCGGTCGCCAGCGAAGCCAGCACCGCGTCGCCCAGCGTCGGCTTGTGGTGCGCCGACTCGTTGATGTTCGCCTTGTTGTAGAGCACCCCTGGCGACATCGCCATCCGGCTGGCCAGCTTGGCCACCCCCGGCGGGTAGTCGTGCACCACCCGGTTGAACGCGTCGAAAACGTCCGTGACAGGCCGATCGGCCATAGTGAATCCCCCCAAATCCTTCACCTACACATCCGGGGGCATGTGAACTAACCTGATATTGCGGTACCGGGTTGGGCCACGTGCCCTGCTCAGACCTGTCCAGCGCGCCAACGCCGGACAGGTCGCCTTATTTTTGGGATTAGCCGCCAGCCGAATCCAGCAGATCGGACTGGTAAGGCAGTCCCAGCTCGGCCGACAGGTCCTTGGAGATTGCCTCCAGCACCCTGCGGTCGGGCTCGTGCGTGGTCACCCGCTTTTCGCGGCAAACAGAAAGAAGAGTGCGGATATTGATCACCTTGGCCGTAGCCCCCCGGCGCAGCATGTCGCCGCGCTCGGATTCATAGGCATGGATCAGGTCGGCCCATTCCTGGTGCTTTTTCTCCAGGAAGTCGGCGGCGGCTTCGTTGCCGTTCACGCGCACCTGGTTAGGGTTGATCGTGAACATGTAGGCGGACACCCGGTCGAGGCGAATACAGACCATCTCGCGGGACTGACCTGCCCAGAGGATTGTCTGGGTGCATATACCCAACATCCGGGCGAAATATCCATCTTTTTCGGACGAGCCGCCCCCCCTAGGGGGGGTGGCTTCCCCTTCGGCACCTGCACCCCCCCTAGGGGGGGTGGTGGTAGGGCATGCACCCCTGTTATCAGGGGTGCACGTATCCGATTTCAGGCCCAATTTAAGTCGCTGCGTCTCCCACTTCAGCCCGATCACATCGCAGATCGGCTTCAGCGGCACCACATCCTGCCCCGCCTCGTTCTTCGCCACCGGCAGCACCGCGCCGCCGAACACCATATTCAAAGTCAAACCGTTCATGATTTCCCCTTCTCACGTTGAATCCGCTTGCGGTCGCGCTTCAGCGACTCCGCCAGCCGCACCACCATCTCCGAATTGCGGCTGCGCCTATTGACGCGCGCCGCCTCATCCAGCTGCTCCAGCATCCCCTTGGGAACGCGGAGAACCGTCCTGTCTGCATCTCGCCCAATAATCATGGAAGTTCCTTGTGTGTTGCTGCTGTGTTGTCACACTATCAATGTGTCTCTACACCTGTCAAGTGTTTTTGTGTTGTCATCGTGAGATGAGCAGGCAATACCCGGTTACAGGCGTGCGCATGCCGCCAGAATTAAAGGACCGGCTGCAGAATGCCGCCGATCTGAACGGCCGCAGCCTGAATATGGAGATCGTGCACAGGCTGCTGGCCAGCCTGGAATCGGCCTATCCGCCCGCAGCGAACGAAGCGAATGCACCGATGGCCGTGAATGCACCGGTGCGTGAATACACCGTGCCGTTGACCGATCTGGAAAAAAGCCTGCTGGCCGTGTTTCGACGCCTGCCCGTAGAAAAGCAGCTCGCCCTGATCTCGCTGTTCAAATAACCAGAAAGGATTGCAGTGGACGCAAAAAAGTCAGCACACGTCAGCATCAACATCCAGAGCGCGGACATCGAGCTTGGGATCGCGAACGTCCTTATGGCGCTTCAGCAGTGCGGCGTGGTCGAGATGCCGCGGTTTCTTCAGGCGCTGGAGCAGGTGACTGACAAGACACACTGGCTGGGTCCGGAAGGTCAGAAAAACCCGTCTCGGCTGTCACGAAATCTAATTCGACATCTACAGAAACTCTCACAGCCCGACAGCAATGCGGACAATTCAGATCCACGTCCATAACTGACCTCCCTCTCTCAACATCCGGGGCCGGATGGCCCCAGCATCCACAAATGCTGCGGCGTCACCCGGCGCAGGCA